ATGAAGAAGCGCTACGGCGAGGACAGCCCCGCGTATCACGTCCGCGTTCTGGGCAACTTTCCGCCCTCTGAGGAGGACACGGTGATCCCCGTGTCGCTGATCGAGCACGCCATGGCCAACGACATCAAGATTGACGCCGACACGCCCGCGATTTGGGGCGTTGACGTCGCGCGGCAGGGAAACGACAGCTCGGTTCTGTGCAAGCGTCAGGGTCCGGTCATCTACCCGCTGACTGTGTGGCGCAACTTGGATTTGATGCAGCTCACGGGCGCGATTAAGGCGGAATATGACGGGCTGGCCCCGTCCAAGCGCCCCGTGGAGATCATCGTGGACAGCAACGGCTTCGGCGCTGGCGTTCTGGATCGCCTGCGCGAGCTGGATCTGCCGGCGCGTGGCCTGAACGTGTCCGAGCGCAGCTCGCAGAAGGAGACGTACCTAAACCTGCGCGCTGAGCTGTGGTTCAGGTGCAAGCAGTGGCTTGAGGGGATGGACGTGAAGCTTCCGAGGGACGACGGGCTGTATTCGGACCTCGCGGCCCCGCGATATCACTTTACGTCGTCTGGGAAGATACAGGTGGAGAGTAAGCAGGCGATGAAGAAGCGCGGCGTCAACTCTCCAGACCGCGCCGACGCCGTGTGCCTAGCCTTGGCTAATGATCACACGACGATGGCCTTTGGTAAGAGCTCAGCGGGGTCTTGGAGCAAGCCGCTGAGGCGCTCGATACGTGGCGTGACTTAGGCGTACTGCGCCTCGTACTCGACGGCGGCCTGCGCGGCCATCTTGCAGTGCTCGACGTCCTTGCTGGACATGCTCGCGGCGATGTTTTTGGCGTATTCGAGCGCCTCCTGCGAGTTTTCCTCTGTGGGAGCCTGAATTGCCAGCTTGAGCGCGAGTGTGAGTGCTTCGGTATTTGTCATGATTTTTCCTTCTTTTCGTTAAGGGGTGCTAACTTCGGGAAGTCGGCACCCTGTTAACACTATGTTAACACATACCCATACGCAAGCAAAAAATTGCGCAAAATCGAAAATAATGTTATCAGTACCCAGTCGGCGCTATTTTCTCCCCTCTAAGGGTGGGCCTCCCAGCTCCCTTATTGGCCCGACCAAAGCCCCCGCGCCTCCTCACCTGCGCGGGGGTTTATTTACCTCAGAAATCCTGTATTATGTTAAATACCACGAACAGGGGTGTTTCATGCCGAGCAAGGGTCTCTACGCGAATATTCACGCGAAGCGAAGCCGCATTAAGAAGCAGAAGGCGGCGGGCAAGACGCCTGAGCGCATGCGCAAGGCCGGCGCTAAGGGCGCACCCACAGCGAAGGCGTTTAAGAGCGCCTCAAAGACGGCCAAGAGGAAGAAGTGATGTCTGCAACAACAACCACCAAGCTGCCATGCAAGTCGTGCCCCACTCCGAAAGAGTGCAAGGCTGCGGGCGTCTGCCTTAACCGCTTAAAGAAGTCGATCTGATGGCGGGGCGCGACGAAGACGAGGGCATGGCCCCTCAAGGCACCCGCAGCGGCTCAGGCGGCGGCTTCTTCGGCTACGACAGCTTTGCCGACATGAGAGACGGCGGCGGCGCTGGTCGCAGCGGCTCCCGCTTCGAGGGCGGCGGCATCCTCTCAGACATTGCCAACATGGTCGCGACGCCACGCAGCGCGCGCGGAGCCGACACGGGGCAAATACGCCCAGTCGCACGCCCCAGCATGGACATGATCAACGCGGCGCGCGACCGCGTCAACGCCCCATACTCATTTGGCCGAGACCTACTTGACGGCGGCGGGCTCGGACGGCGCGCGACGCTCGAAGAGATCAACGCGGGCCAAGGCTTTTACGGCGGCGTGCCGTCGATGATCGCCAACATGGTCGGCATCCGCCCGATGGGCGCAAACGACTTGGGCTTGGTCGCGTCGTATGACGCGGCGCTCGCCTCGCGCCCCGATATCTCAAACCAGATGGACCTCTTGAGTAGTGTGACAAAAGCGCAGGGTGCGGGTGGCCTCCAAAATCTAGGCTACCCCGTCAACGCCAGCGGTATGATCTCTGACGGCAGGGGAAGCCCAAGCGGCGTGGAGACTGAGAATTTCGACGTAGGCTTCAAGGAATATGTCGGAGGGTTAGGCTCTGCTGCGGAAGGCGCGACGCAGGATGAACTGAGGCAAGGCTACATAGAGCAAATGAGATTGCTGGGAGATGCTGGGGCCGCAGTTAAGCCCTACGGGACAATGGTCACGAATGCGGATGTTGAGCGAGAAACATTGAGAAACTACAACAGCCTGCCACGACCGGAGCTCAACTATGAGATGCCAGCAGATCTTCTTGCGCAAGTTACCAGCAGCGCGACAAGGGGTATATCTCGGGGGGCAACCGGTCCAGAAGAAATAGAAATGAGGGTGCCTGTCTATGAAAGCATGACAGACCCCAGCAAAGACATGTACGAGAACGACGAGCGAGACCTGATTGCTAAAGAAATATACAATAGCGACCGAAGCTTTCTAAGCTTAGAAGATGCTCGCGAGCTGGTCGCGGACCCAGTGGCGTATCAGTCCTACGTCAATAGTCGCCGCTAATGGCGTCCAAGGCGGAAAAGATAGCTGCGGCGAAGAAGCGCCACGGCTTTACGGCTGTGAACAAGCCACGGCGCGGCGGACCCAAAAAGTTCGAGGTGCTGGCGGTCGAGGGCGACACGGTCAAGAAGGTTAACTTCGGAGACCCAAAGATGTCGATCAAGAAGGACCAGCCCAAGCGCAAGGCGTCCTACTGCGCCCGCTCAGGCGGCATCAAGGGAAAGAGCAGCAAGTTGAGCGCCAACTACTGGTCGCGCAAAGCATGGAAGTGTTGATCTGATGGGCATTTTGGAATTTCTCAGCCGTGAGGCGGGTCAGCGTCGGCGTCGCGCCTTAGAAGAGGCTGCGGCTCGCGCTGGGCGATATATCCCCCCAAACTTGCGCCCCCTCTCAGGGTTTCTTGCGGACATGACCCCGACAGCGAGCTTGGAGCGCGCTGGGCAATCTAGCCAGCGGATGCTCAGCCCAAACCGAACGCCGTCCCAAAGAGTTGGCGATCTCGGCGCAATGCTCTCTGACACTGCCGCCGTAGCAGCCCCAGCGCTTGTCGCGGGGCGCGCGGCTATGCCAGCCGCTCAGGCGATGCAGGAGGCACTTTTGGGCGTCTCAGTCCCAGCTCGCGCTGCTGGCGAGGCTGGCGGCGGCATCCTTGTTGAAATTGCCGCCCCAGCGCTACCCAATCCCCGCAACAAGGCCGAGGCAATGGCAAAGAGGGTCTTAGAGATGCGCGCGGCAGGCAAGGCTGGTGACGTCACAGATGACATGATGGCGCTGGCTGACGATCAGTACATGTATTACAACACCCCGATACCAATGGACGATGCGTCTCGGATGGCTAGGGCGGCAGGCCGAACTCGTGGTTACCACGGGACAATGCCGTCACACAAGTCTAGCTCTTCTGGGTCTAGCACTCAGTACCCCGAAAACCCAGATATATTGGCGTTTGACATCGATAGATCGACAAGAGGGCAGTCGGGAAAAGGTATATACTTTGCTCCTCAAGATAATATTGAGCTGGCAAATAAATTTGCAGGCGGGCGCAGCATGAGCGAAGACGAGCTAAAGCTACTTGACCCGAATAGCCCAAAAATCAAGGGCGTGGTTTACCCTGTTATGGCAAGGGCTGACAATCAGGCTAGTCGTGATCAAATGCGGCAAGCGCAGTACGCCTACGACGCCAAAGAACGTGCTGCGGGGCGAAGCACTGGGTACATTGGGTTGAGCAACGCAGTTTTTGACACTCTGGAGCCACAAGGCTTTTCTGGCGTAAGTCAGGATATTGAGTTCACCATATTCCACCCAGAAAATGTCCGATCCCGCTTTGCTCGCTTCGACCCTGAATTTCGCCACCTGCGCAACCTCTCTGCGGGTGTTGGCGGCGTCGGTCTGTTAGGCGCTTCTCAATACCAGCAGAGTCAGCGAGAACGAGGCTTGCTCCAATGAAGCAATTAAACGCCGCACAAGAGGACCAATAATGGATTACGAAATCAACGAAATGGTGACGGCGCTGGAAGAAGAGCTAGACCCAAACGTCATGAAGGACGACGAGCTGCAAGGCATCGTCGGCAAGGAGATCGACGACGCCATCGACTTCATCGACAACTGGATCAGCCCCGCGCGCGCCACGGCTACCCAATACTACCGAGGCGAGCCCTTCGGCAACGAGGAAGAGGGCCGCAGCCAAGTGGTCAGCATGGACGTACGTGATACCGTACAGGCGATCATGCCGTCGCTGATGCGCATCTTTCACGGCACTGACCGCACGGTCGAGTTTGTCCCGCAGGGTCCAGAGGACGTCGCCAGCGCGAAGCAGGCCACCGACTACGCGAACTACATCATCAACCGCGACAACAACGGCTTCTTGGAGATGCACAGCGCATTCATGGACGCCCTTGTGCGCAAGGTCGGCATCCTGAAAGTCTACTGGGACGACCAGACGAAGACCGAGAGCTACGACCTCAGCGGCCTCGACGAAGCCGCCCTGAACGCCCTGATGGCCGACCCCGCAGCGGAGATCGAGATCGTCGCGTCCACGCCACTTGGCGAGCCGATGATGGACCCAGCGAGCGGCATGATCATGGAGCCCCCGATGGAGCACGCCGTGCGCGTCAGCTACACGCACCCAGACGGTCGCGTTAAGCTGGAAGCCGTGCCGCCCGAAGAGTTCCTAATCTCCCGCGAGGCCAAGTCTGTCGAGCAGGCGGACTACGTCGGCCACCGACGCATCGTGACGGTGTCTGAGCTCGTGGCGATGGGCTACGACTACGACGAAGTCGTCGAGCTTGGATCGGCGCACGACGACATGAACACCAACGTCGAGCGCTACACGCGCAACAAGGCGCTGACCAACGAGATGAACGAGCGCAACGACCCCGCGATGCGCAAGGTTCTGTACGTCGAGAACTACGTCAAGGTCGACTACGACGGAGACGGCGTCGCTGAGCTGCGCAAGATCTGCACGGCGGGCGACGGCAACAAGATCCTGATGAATGAGCCGTGCACGATGTCACCCTTCGCCACGCTCTGCCCAGATCCCGAAGCGCACGACTTCTTCGGCACAAGCGTCGCAGACACAGTCATGGACATCCAGCGCATCAAGTCGTCGATCATGCGCAACACTCTGGACAGCCTGTCGATGTCGATCCACCCCCGCGTCGCAGTCACCGAGGGCATGGTCAACATCGACGACGTCATGTCCACCGAGGTGGGCGCGATCATCCGCCAGCGTGCGGCGGGGCAAGTGCAGCCGCTCGCGATGCCATTCGTGGGCCGCGAGGCGTTTCCCGTCCTGCAATACATGGACGAGATCAAGGAAGCCCGCACGGGCATCTCTAAGGCGTCTGCGGGCCTAGACGCCGGCGCTTTGCAGTCATCCACCGCGTCAGCCGTTCAGGCCACTGTGAGCGCCGCTCAGCAGCACATTGAGCTGATCGCGCGCATCTTTGCGGAGACGGGCGTCAAGCGCATGTACCAGCTTGTCCTGCACTTGATCACGACACACCAAGACAAGGAGCGCATGATCCGCCTCAATAACGGGTTCGTGCCTATCGATCCGAGGGCGTGGAATGGCGAGATGGATGTCATAACAAATGTGGCTCTTGGCCGAGGCTCCGACACCGAGCGCATGATGCTCCTGCGCCAGATTGGCGACATGCAGAAGGAGGCGATGGCGACGATGGGTCCGCAGAACCCGCTGACCGACATCAACAAGATCTCGAACACGCTCAAGTCGATGACCGAGCTTGCGGGCTTCAAGGACACCTCGCAGTTCTGGTCAGACCCAGCGCAGTTCCAGCCGCCGCCACCTGACAACAAGCCAGACGTCAACGAGCAGCTCATCCAAGTGCAAATTCAGCAGATCCAAGCGGACATGCAGAAGAAGGCCGCTGAGTTGCAGCTATCCCGCGAGAAGATGATCATGGAAGACGACCGCAAGCGCGATGAGCTTGAGGCAGACCTCTACGTCAAGGCCGAGGAGATGAAGGCCAAGTACGGCACGCAACTCAACGTGGCCAAGATCAAGTCGGACATGACGATCAGCCGCGAGGTCATGAAGGCTCAGGGCGACATGATCAAGGAGGTCGCGCGTGAAGAGTAGGCAGCAGGTAATCGATGACGGGCGCAGCGCCGCCCGCATCATGAAGGATACTGATTTCGCCCGCTTTATGGACGAGATCGAACAGGATTGCTGGGACGAGTTCAAGACAACCGCCCCCAGCGATAGCGAAGCCCGCGAGGGCGTTTACATGAAACTGCGCGGCGTTCAGGCGGTTCGCCAGAAGCTGCGCGCAATGGAAGATAATGCGACTATTGAAATGAAGACCAAGTAGCCGCATAATATGGAGTAGACGATGTCAGATACCAACACCCCTCTGGGGACTGACCTGAACACCGCACAAAATGCAATCAGAGCCATGATCGCGCCTGAAGAGGATACCGTGACGGAGCCTGATGCGCTTGAGGTGGAAGCCGCAGAAGAGCCTGTGGAAGAAGCCGAAATGCCCGAAGAATACTCAGAGGAGCAATCTGAAGAGTACGCGGAGGGCGAGCTTGAAAGCGAGGAAGAAGCCGAAGAGCTTGGCGACGCGTCCTTTGACCTACTGTCGGCGGAAGTCGAAGTAGACGGAGAAGTGACTACCGTTGAAGAGCTAAAACGCGACCGACTACGCCAACGAGATTACACGCGGAAGACCCAAGAGCTTGCCGAGGCCAGACGAGAGTTTGCTCAGCAGGTTGAGGAGGTTGACCGTGAGCGAGCCCAATACGCTCAAATCCTGCCAGCACTCCAGCAGCAGATTGAGCAGGCGGCGACGCAGGAGCCAGACTGGGACACCCTGTACGACACAGACCCCACAATGGCAGCGAGGGCGGAACGTCAGTGGCGGAAGCAGCAAGAAGAGCGTCAGGCTCAACTGCAAGCCGTTCAGGCTGAGCAACAGCGTCTCGGACAACTAAACGCGCAGAAAAAGCAAATGTTTGTTGACCGGTACACTGAAGAGCAGCGTCAGATCCTGCCTGAAATCATTCCAGAGTGGCGCGACGCCAAAGTCGCGGCTAAGGAGGCATCCGACTTGAGGGGCTTCCTGCTTTCGGAGGGATATTCAGAGGCAGAAGTGACTGAATTGCGTAGCGCCACGCTTGTGAAACTAGCTCGAAAGGCGATGCTATATGATCGAGGGCAAACGCGTGCAAAGTCGGCAAAACAGCAGCCGAAAAAGCAGGCGTCCAAGACATTGAAGAGCGGAAGCCGAGCGACACAGCCTCGACCGAAGGGTGCGCAAAAACAAGCGCTCCAGCGCGCACAACAGACTGGCCGTGTGCAAGACGCAGCGGCTGCAATCAAATCTCTACTTTAGGAGGCCATCATGGCTATCGTAGCAAATACACAAACCTCGTTCTCCACAACGGGTATCCGCGAGAGCTTGGCAGATATTGTATCTTCCATCTCCCCCGAAGAAGTACCCCTCCAGTCCAACATCGGCTCCGAGAACGTGTCCAACACGTACTTTGAGTGGCAGACAGACAGTCTGGCTTCAACGAGCACCACAGCGGTAATCGACGGCGACGACGTGTCGTCCTTCGACGCGACAGCCTCAACGACGCGCGTAGGTAATTATACGCACATCCTTCGTCGGACGGTTATTGTGGCGGACAACTTGAGCGCGCAAGACATCGCGGGCCGCAATGACGAGCTTGCATACCAGCTCGCCAAGCGCGGAAAAGAGCTCAAGCGCGATGTTGAGGCAACATTGACGGACAGCAATGCGCAAGTCGCGGGCAACGCCTCAACTGCGCGTGAGACTGGCGGCTTGGGCGCGTGGATCGCAACCAACGACAACTTCGCTGGCGACGGCGCGTCCCCCACGGGAGATGGCACCGACGCCCGAACAGATGGCACGCAGCGTGACTTGACTGAGGCAATGGTCAAGGACGCGATGCAGAAGGCGTACACCGCAGGCGGTCAGCCATCCATCTTGATGGTCGGCCCGCACAACAAGACAGTGGTGTCTGGCTTCGCAGGTATTGCGGCGCAGCGTTACCAAGCTCCGTCAGATGGCCCAACGACCATCATCGGTGCTGCTGACGTGTACCTGTCTGACTTCGGTACGCTTTCCGTGACGCCTAACCGCTTCCAGCGTGAGCGTGACGCGTTCCTGCTCGACCCAGAGTACGCATCTGTCTGCTACCTGCGCCCAATCCAGCAGGTTGAGCTTGCCAAGACCGGTGACGCCGAGAAGCGCATGGTTCTGGCTGAATTTGGACTAAAAGTGACCAACGAGGCGGCACACGCTGGTGTGTTCGACTTGAACGCATCATAAGTTAGGACGGGGCGGCTTTGGTCGCCCCGCTCACTTTAGGAGGCATACAATGAAAAGACTTTTCAGCAGCGACCCAGCCACGGGCATCACGAAATATTGGCACGTTACGGGCAACGGCGAGTACGTTGTCGAGACGCAGCAAGACGTCTCCGCTATCGCAGATGCGAACAAGCGTCAGTACAACGAAACCCCCAGCCGACACGGCGACCTAAACAAAGTGGCATCTATACCGCTTTCAGTGTATTATCAGCTCAAGCGTGAGGGGATCGCGGATGATCCGAGCGCGCTCAAGAAGTGGCTGAACGACGGCGACAACCAAGTATTCAGAACGAGGGCGGGAACGCTGTGAGCATCACAACATACGCAGAGCTAAAGACGGCGGTTGCCGATTTCCTAAACAGGGACGACCTGACGGCGGTAATCCCGACGTTTATCTCGCTGGCCGAGGCGCAGATCGCGCGCGACGTGCGACACTGGAAGCAGGAGAAGCGCGTCACGACGTCTGTCGATGAGCGATACGAGAACCTGCCCAATGACTGGCTGGAGATTAAGCTGGTCGCGCTGACGACTGGCAAGATGCTTCAGACGGTCTCCATGTCAGAGATGGCGGAGATGCGCGCGGCATCGGGCACGGCGGCAACGCCTCGCTACGTCAGGCTGACGGCAGACCAGATTGAGTTCTACCCGACGCCCAACGCGGCGACTGACATCTCGATGCTGTACTACGCGCGCATCCCAGCGCTGAGCGACACTGACACAACCAACTGGCTGCTGGCCGACGCGCCTGACGTGCTGCTGTACGGCGCGCTGGTGCATTCCGCGCCCTACCTTACGGATGACGCCCGCACGTCCATCTGGGGTGCCTTGTACCAAGCGGGCGTTGAGAAGCTCAACTTGGAAAGCCAGAAGGGCCAGACCGCAGGGCCGCTACGCATGGGAGTGCCTCGCTGATGGCAACGACAAGCTGGAGCCAGTCTGCGGGCATGACGTCAGACACGGACGCAGATAACGTCACCGACGATCTGACGCCCACAGACACAAGCTACACGCAGCGCTCTGGCATGGTTAGCGACACAGACGTCGACAACGTCGAGGACTTCGCGGAGCAGGCCGAGGCGTCCAAGGACGCAGCCGCAGCCAGCGCCGCAGCGGCAGCTCTCTCTGAGGCAGCCGCAGAGACGGCAGAGGCCAACGCTGAGGCGGCGGAGTCCAACGTCGCAGCGTCAGCAGCAACAGCCACGACCAAGGCGTCTGAGGCGTCCACAAGCGCGGCGACAGCGACCACCAAGGCGTCCGAGGCGTCCACCAGCGCCGCTAACGCGGCTACGTCAGCCGCAGCCGCTCAGACAGCCCAGACAGCGTCTGAGACGGCACAGGCAGCATCTGAGACGGCACAGACAGCCGCAGAGACCGCAGAGACCAACGCCGAGACCGCACAGGCTGCTGCCGAGGCTGCGAAGGACGCAATCGACGGCCTGTACTTAGGCGCGCAGGCGTCCGACCCGTCGGTTGACGGCTTGGGTGCAGCCCTGACGGCCGGCGACTGGTACTACAACACGACGGACAGCATCGTGCGCATCTACGACGGGTCTGTGTGGGTTGATGGCTCCGTCGAGACCTCAACGCTCGCCACGGCGGCTCAAGGCGCTCTGGCCGACACGGCTGTGCAGCCTGCGGATCTCTCGACGGTGGCTACGTCTGGCGCGTATGCCGACTTGAGCGGGCTACCTACGCTCGGCACAGCAGCCGCCACAGCCGCTACGGACTACGCCACAGCCGCGCAAGGTACTAGCGCCGACACTGCCTTCGGGTGGGGCGATCACGGCGCTGTGGGCTACCTCACAAGCTACACGGAGACTGACCCGATATTTAGCGCGTCAGCCGCTGCGGCAGTCACGTCGTCGCAGATAACCAACTGGGACACGGCATACGGCTGGGGCGATCACGCCGCCGCTGGATACACGACACCCGCAGCCGCAGAGGCTGACGCCTTGGCGCTCGCAATCGCGTTAGGATAAGCACATGGCAAACACATTCAAGAACTACACGTCAGCATCGGTAGGCACATCTGCTGTCACGGTGTACACGGTCCCAGCTAGTACGACATCAGTGACCATTGGCCTGACAGTCGCCAATACCACAGCAAGCCAGATCAAGATCGACGTACAGGCTGCTGGCGTCTACGTCATTAAAGATGCCCCTATCCCTGCTGGTTCTGCCCTATCGGTGCTAGATGGCAAGATCATCCTTGAGACGACTGACACAGTGGTCGTCACCTCTGACACTGCAACGTCAGCAGATGTGATCCTGAGCGTACTGGAGCAGACATAATGAGCAAGGCACGGGACTTAGCAGACTTAGGTAACGCCTACAGCGATGGTGCCTTGTCGAACCGCAACCTGATTATCAATGGTGGGATGGCTATCGACCAACGCAACGGCGGGGCTTCAGCGAACTACACTTCGGGTCATACCTTTTATTTGGACCGCTTCTCAGCGGAAGCACAAAGCCTCTCAGGTTTGGTAGCAACAGTTCAACAGGTTTCAGACGCACCGTCTGGCTTTAACCACTCTATGAAAACTACAGTTACTACGCCAGCTTCATCTGGACTCTCTTCCTCTATGATTGGGGCAGACCAGCGCATTGAGGGCTACAACATATCTGCACTAGGCTTCGGTGGGTCCAGTGCTGAAAGTTTTACATTGTCTTTCTGGGTTAAAAGCAGCGAAACTGGGACTTACTGCGTTTCCTTTTTCAATGGGTCGATGGATAGGAATTACTTGGCGACCTACACGGTCAACAGCGCAAACACTTGGGAGTACAAAACCATCACTGTCGCTGGGGATACTTCTGGGACTTGGAACACGACAAATGGAATTGGTCTTGGGGTGCAGTTCCCTATTGGTGGAGGCCCATTCGCAGAGGGTACTGCTGGTGCATGGAGTTCCGCTTACAGGACTAGAGTTTTCGGGGCCGTTAGCCTAAACGAAATACCTAACAACCCTACATGGCAAATCACAGGCGTCCAGCTAGAAGTAGGCGACACAGCAACCCCCTTCGAGCATCGCAGCTATGGGGATGAGTTGCAGAGGTGTCAGCGTTTTTATCAGAGTATTCTTGATGTTGGAAATGTCGCAAATAGTGCTTCAGTTGGCGCATTGACTACAGGCCAACTAGAATTGGTTGTTTCCTTCAGGCAAGAAATGCGATCAACACCGACAGTGGTTTTTTTTGACGAAGCGGGTAATTCTGGCGTGGGCTCTAGATTAAGCCCCAATGTTTCTTGGAATAATAATTCAACTGCAATCGGCTCACGCTTAACATCAAAAGGGTTTCATGCATATAGCTCCAGTGGCTCTAGCGGCGGCACTTTGGCCCTTGGTTACACGGCAGATGCGGAGCTATAAACATGGATAATATGAACATTTCATCCGCTCAATACGTTAGCTACATGGGCAAAACAGCCTGTATCACCGCAGTCATCGACGGCACTGAAATGTCTGTCCCCATAGACTTATCTAACCGCCACTACTTTGAGATCATGCGGCAGGTTGAGGCTGGCACATTAACAATTCAGGAG